ATGGAATTCCGGCAAGCATGGTATTGCGCAGGTAATTTTGCTGCGCATTCGGCGAATCAAGGTAGTCTGGAATGAAAAGCTCGAAGAAGGTTTTGTCGAACAGCCCCTTCTTGTTTGCAGCCTCCAGTTTCGGCTTAACCTTGGCCCAGTTTTCAGGGTTTGCTGCGTCAGCTGTGGAAAGTCCGGTTTCCTTGCGAATGGCGACATCCGAGAAATGGGTTTTGTCGGTGGGGTCACTTTGCCATTCGTCATTGATGTCTACGCCGGGCAGTGCGTCGAGAATTCCCGTCGCACCGCGCAAACCAGCAAGGCCGCCCTTTACTCCGCCTTCGACTCCATGCAGAAGCGTTTCGCCAATATCATGCAGAACCGAATCGTTCGAATCCTTTTGGTGGGCGGCCAAACCCTCATCGAGCGCATTCGCAATTCCATACAGCGGCGTCTGAAGCAAATCGAAAACGCTACCAAGAAAAGTCTGCTTGTGGGCAGAATTGTATGCAGCCTGCGCTTCCTGCTGAGCCTTCTTTTGCGCAGCGGCAATTGCATCCATGCGCTCTTTTGACCAGCCAGCATTAGACATGATGAATTGCGCGGTGTTGGCTATGTTTGACTGCTGCTGACCGTAACTTTGAAGAAAGTTCAAATTGAGGGGAGTGTACTTTGCCACTTCACCTCACCTTTCCAAGGTACGCTTCGAGAGCCGCTAGCGCTGCATTAATGTCAAGCGGGTTATTAGCGTACGGCGAATTCATTAGCTCCTTTCGGAGCAAACCCTCCATGTACTGCTGACCAACGTCAGAATACTTTGGATCCTTGCCGAGCGACGGATCTCCCGGCTGCAGAATGAATTTACCCTGCTTCACTGTCTTGTCCGAAAGCACGTTCTGAATCAGATCCATCAGCTGATTTGCATGGATTGGCTGATTCGGAAATTGAGACGCAAGGTAATTCGAAGCACCGGGAAGACCGGTCGTCAGCCCAGAAAGACCACCGCCACCGCTGCCCCCAAAACCGGAACCCTGGAGGTGATTAGCCTTTGCGGCGTCATTTTGGGCCTGAAGCTGGAAATTGTACAGCTTCATCATGTTGTCGAATTGCTGCTGACCCTGCTGCTGAACTCGCTGCTGATCCTGCATTTGGAGCTGCTGAAGCAGTGCGGCAATTGCCTGCGATTTACCGGCCGTCAGTGAATCGAGCTGACCGCCAGCCTGGTCCAAATAGTCGCTGAGCTGCTGGTCAATTGACTGAGCCGTATTTTCACCGGCCATGCGAGAACTGTTGCCCAAATTACGGGCGTAATCCGTCTCGGCCATTTGCTGCTGAGCCAGGGCATTCAGAGCATTCTGCTGATCCAAATTGCTCTGGTTCTGGAAATAAGCCTGATCGTCCTTTGACTGCTGCGAAGCGTCGGGAGCGGCGGCCTGAACTCCAAGCTGCTTCAAAACGGCATCCTGCTGTTGAGCATTCTGCTGATACTCATTTTGCATTTGCTGCTGCGCCTGATCGTAGCGCTGATTTGCCTCATCATCCTGCGCCTTGTATTGCGCGGTAATGTCGGGCAGCTGAGCCAAATAGTCTTTCGCCAGGCTGCCGTACATGTCGCGAGCCGTTTGCTCGGATCGCTTGCCACGCTTTACGTGCGTCTTGATTTCGTTACTGACGGCAGAAATCTGCGGATCGTACTGCGCGGCAACCTGCTGTTCGGCAAGCTTACGCAATTGCTCCAGTGGGGTGGCTGCAACCGAAATAGAATTGGCCGCGTTGAAAAGCTGGTTCTGGAGCGCAGTGAAAGGATCAGTTCCGGTTCCTGTCGGATTTTGCTGGACCTGTGCATCCTGACCGGCCGCCTGCCGTTCAATTGCTTCGGCAAGGGAAGTTGGGCTGGGTCCAGCCGTCAGCAAACCATTTGGAGCAACGAGACCCTGAATGTTCTTGATGGCGTTGTTGATGTCAAAAAAGCTGCCACTGCTCTTTGAAGAAGACTTCTTCTTACCGCCCCCGTTCATGGAGGCGTAAGCATTTGGAGGAGCTACACCCATTTAAATCCCCAATTGAGCCGCGCGCCGACGAATGGCGTCCTGCTTTGCATTGTTCATTTCGATTTGAAGCTGCTCAAGGAAACTCTTCTTCTGAGCTGCCAAATCCCCTAGCTGATCCGTCCGCCCATTCGTGAGTGAAGCCATTCGAGCGTTGAAATCAGTGTTGTAATCTCCGAGAGCTTTTGCGAAAACTCCAGAGTGAAGGATTCCTCTTCCGGCAAAATCGTTTTGCTGGTCGAGTCTGTCTTGGGCTCCCTGACGATTGAGCTGTCGGGTGCTTTCGGCGTAGTCTCTATTTACAATTCCCGATTGGCGAGTGTAGTTGGAAAGGTAATCTGCCTTTGACTTATTGTAATCAGCCAATTGCTGCTGATACGTCGTGTCGCCAGCCAAATACTTCTGCGTCGCCGACGGCTTTTTCGGCTTAGCCTTTTCCTTCGCCGGTCGGCTTCCCGTCTTATTCGACGGCGTCACTTTGGTCGTCTTAGGCGGAGCTGGCGGCTTCGGTGGGGGAGTGGCACCCACATTTGAAACCTTCGGGTGCAGCGCTCCCAGAACCGTTTGAATTGGAGTCGTCACGGAATCGCCCACCCCAAACGCTTTCGAATTGCAGTGATGCGCGGATCGCTTCCGCCAATTGCGGTGTTATTCGTGGGTAGGCTTTGCATTCCGCCAGCCCATTTGGGTAGAGGCGTCTGACTGTGCCCCATAGAGCCCCAGGGTGCGGGAGCCTTAACCTTCTTCTGTACCTCGTGGTACGGCGTTCCAGGGCCCGCTCCGACCCCGAAATCGGGCCTTCCCTGACCGTACGTGTCCCATGCGGTGTATGCGCCGCCAACCTTTCGACTGCCCTTCAAATAATCGGCAGGCGTGAATGGGTCGCCCTTCTTATATCTTTTCGGTGGTGTTGGATGCGACACTGGGGGCGTATTTGGCATAGTCGCCATTTAAAAACCTCCCGTCCAGTCGGGGACCATAATATTCGGGCTCATCGGATCTCCTGACATTTGCCCACCGAGTCTACGCAAAAGCGCGCGCTTTCGTGCTGCCGCTTTATTGTCTCGCTCGGCGTAGCCAAGTTGGTCCGATGTGGGGCCAATGTTCGGCATGCTACGTCCACCGCCGTAATGCTTTGATCCGGCAGCGTAAGGGTTGAAACCCTGGAATCCGGGCGCTTTATTTGGGACTCGTTGGGCACCTGAAAAATTTCTCCCTAGCATTTTAGTTCACCGCATCCGGCGTAAGTTGCTTTGCAGCAACAAAAGCTGTAATTGAGTAAAGTCTAGCAGGACCATCCACGGTATTGCCAGATGTCGTCATTTCAACTTTGAATTGCATCAGCCGAAAACGAAGGCTCCTACTGAACCGAATGAATCGGCGCACCAAACCTGAACCTTGGGGCTGCGAAACGACGACCTGAGGAAATTCCAGGAAAGGGAATTGCCAAGTGTTCAATTGGCTCCACTGATGGGAGGTCAATTGACTCCAGGTCACTTTGTAGAAAACTGAAAACGGGTACAGAATTCCCGTTACGTCACGCCCGGTGATGCAATCAATTCCCCAGTGCATCAAACGCTTGAATCGCTGACTCAAACCAATGTCGTAGGCTTTGGTCGTCATCGAGCAGGAGATATCGACCGGCACAATTGAAATGTTACCGTTCTCCTGAATTGTATCCTCGTAGCGATCCTGCATGATGTAAATTTTCATGTAGGCTTTCCAGGCTCCGGTAGTACCGAATCCCTGAGCGTCCGAGACTTTTCCAAGAGCGCTGCAAGCGACGTAGGATTCATATCCGCGATTGAGGTCTGTGTTTGTATTGTCGAGTCGAACTGCTTTCCCGATGTAGTGAATGTTTTCGTCGTTACTTTCGTACCGCGTCCAGGCCCGAAGTCGAAGATGGTAAATGTACATTCGATTGAAGAATCGGGCATAAAGCCTGTCACCCACCAAACTCAGACTCTGAGCAAACTTCCACCATTCGTCAATTGTGGAGGTCTGACCCTCAAATGGCGTCGTGTGGTCATATTCGAATGGCACCTTCACTGAAACGCGAGTGAAAGTGTAATTCGTCATTTCATAGACCTCGTTGTATTGAAGCATGAAAATCGAGTTTTCATAGGCTACAACACAATTTCGACCCATCACGCCAATTGTGGAACTCGCCTGCGTCAAAACAGCCTGCGGCGGACCCTGGTCATACGAAAGAACGTAGGTCTTGTTGTCTTTCATGATGACCAAATTGTCCTGGTAGACAATTAGGTCATTTACAGCATCTCCGTCGCCGGGTGCGATGTCGAAAAAGCTAGAACTCTGAAACGTTCCGAAAGTAGACAGGTCACTGAAGAAGAGGCGCGAACTATTGACAATCCCACGTCGTCCTGAAATCCAGAGTCTGTCTTTGTAAACGCAAGCTGCATAGCCTCGGGGCATATTGGGCAGCGCTGTGACCAAACCAGTGTCGAGGGCATAACTTTGTCCAGTACCGAGTGAGGCATTTCCGCCTTCCGGTCCTGGGGTGAGGTAAACCACGTCGCCGTATCGAATTGCCTCGGCGTAGGTTCCGTCGGCAATTTTAGAAAAGGCGCCCGAATTTGGTCCGCCAACGTAGTAGACGTATGCTGCATACGCTCCAGTGTGGCATGAATTGACGATGATGAATTGTACGCCCTCGTAAACGAAGCTTCCGAGGAGAAGTTGATTCGAGTCCGGGGGGAGTGATCCCGCTGCGACCGTCGTCGAGGTTCCATAGAGCAATTTCCACGGGGGTCGAGATTTGAGGCTGCCGTCCAAGTCAATATCGAAATTGACGCAGTCCGTCATTTCATTCTCAGCAATGGCCGAGACGTCGGAATATGAGTTAATTCCACCGGCGTAGGGGCCAATTTTCATTTCGCGGACTGGACTGGTCCAGCGCCGCATGCTTCCACCGATTTGGCTAGCCATAGAAACCGCCAGAGTCCAGGTACAAATCGTCTTCGGGCAGCGTTGTAATCGTCGGATAGTATTCGTTCGAAGTTACCTTTTCCTGCCCCTTCAATTTCTGGACCTTCTGGGTGTAATCCTGACTCTTCAGGTCAACCATCCAGAGGTTTTCGTCCATTTCGTACGCCTGCTTCAGGACGTACGAAACCACCGGCTCGAAATACCTGTCAGGGACCGACAAATTGTCCGTCAGTGTTGAAACGGTAGGGGGGTATTTGGCGTAGTAAATTTTCAGGCCCGACGTGATGGACTGATTTGGCGTGGGGAAAAGCGTAATCGTTCCGCCGTACACCATGAAAACCTCGGGAGTTCCGCCTCCAAAACCACCCTGGGAAGTGGTGGCCTTGAAACCGTCAAGGTATTCATTGAACTGCGCGAAACTCAAGCCACGCAGCCTGAAATTGTTGTACATCAGGGAACGCAAAACGTTCAAATCGGCGGGAGAGCTATAATCCGGCTGCCCTGCTACGATATCCGCTGACGCTACCGTTTCGAGCAATTCCTCGTTGTCGGTGGCAATTGCATTCTGGGCAGCGTTCACCCAGGCAAGAATATCGGAATCCTTGATTTGAACCGAGTCATCATCACCAAATGTGCGTCGTACTCGGTCGCTCACTTGCTGGACGGTGAATGTCAATCAAATCACCCCGGTGATTATAAAGCTTGTAACTGCTTTTGTTGGACCTGGCGATGGCGGCAGCCATTTCACGAGATTCTTGGCGGCGTTCATGATTGATCTTGGCGTTATAAATTTCCTTGGCACGATTGTAATCGTCGAGCCAAGAGAGCAGGTTGCCACCTTTATTGGCCTGCTTGGCATTGAAAACGTTCGCAAGAAGTCTCTCGTCAGCCTCCATCGCTGTGCAGACCAAATATGGATGACCGTTGCGTGGGAAACAGACGACTCGAAATGGTTCGTCTTTTTCGTTTCGCCGTCCCGGAGGAATCCACTGAAGCTGCAAATTAGGATCGAAGTCCTGTAGGATTTCATTGACCCTGCGCTGCTTCTCAGAAATCCAATTGCCGTCATTCGTGGGAAAGTAAATGTGCCCGTCGTCAGTGAGATCCATTTAGTTGATCCTCGTTGCGGAAATCGTGGCAGCGTAAATTGAACCAGCCGTGGACGCACCATTTGCCTTAATGGCAATTGTGCCATTACCGTCGTACCGGAAAACGCGACGGTTAATTCCACCGGCACCAGCCGTTCCCGCAACACCATTGATAATGCGGCCAACGCTGGCGCCATTAACGAAAAGCTCCATATTGTCGATTTCGACGTTGGCGACGGTTGTGCCACCAATGAAAGCATGGAGTTCAATTTCATAGGTTCCCTGAGCCGGAACCGTCAGGGTTGCAATTGTGGTGCCAGCGGTCGGAGCGGCCTGCTTTCCAGTGTTGAAAGTAGAAGTTGCTCGCGACGCCACCGGAATTGAACTTTCAATTGGTACGCCCTGATCGGCAGCTCCAAGACCTGAAACCTGAATTGCATAGCGTCCGGCATTTTGGTCAACGGTTACAAGTGCGCCAGCAAGTTTGTCATTGATGGAACTCGCCATTTTCCTCCAGGTACATGAAAGGGGCGGCTGCGGGGATTTTCACCCACAACCGCCCCGGAACCAAACCCAACGCAGAACTAGCTTAGCTCTCCGTGACGTCAGCCACAAGAGCCTGCGAATTCCGGCGGTGGCAACCCAGCTGACGATACGTGTAAAGCGTCGCGTCGTAGGCGTCGAAACCAATTACGCGCTGCCACTTGGAACCATCGCGGTCCATGAACGACCAGTCAGATTCGCGGTAGTACTTCAGCGCCTTTTCGTTCAGGAAGTACAGTCGGTTTGGCTGGCAGTCGAAATCGGAGATGATGGGAATTTCACCGACATCGGTGGTGAACTTCAGACCCTTGAAACCACCCTCGAATTCGGTGACGTTCGAATATTCACGCTGCTGCACGAGCAGGTTGAAATACGAACGGCGAACACCGGGAGTGGTGGTAATCAGCGTCGTCCGTCCACCCTGCTGCCGAATGTCGTCAACAGTCTTAATCATCAGCGACTCGGAAATGGCGCGGTTCGTTCCACCGTTCGCATTTACGATGGACTTCCACTTTGCCTCAACGGCGGGGTCAATGTTGTAAAGAACACCCGTGTTGGAAACAATCTGCGAAAGGCCAATTGTCTCGCGGTTCAGGTTTCCCTGGCGAACGACAATGTCACCTACCGCGCCACCGGCAATTGCGGCGCCATCAACAACAATCGAAACACCGGTGTTTACCGCTGTGACATTTCGACCCGTGGCTCGCTGCGTAACACCCGTCGAGTCGTAAACATCGACGAACATTCCAACTTCCATGTACTGCGTATTGGTCATTGGAATGGTGTTGGAACCAGCGTAAGCACCGGTCGCAGTTCCAAGGGCACCAACCGAGGTACCAAATACCTGGCGGTTCATGTCCTTTGCAACGTCGGTCTGAAGACCTTCCATTTCCTGGTCCAGGACCGAAGCAAAAGCCTGCGCATTCGTCTTTGCCAGTTCCATGGTCTGACCGGAAAGTCGAACCGCACCGTAAAGGTACGCGAGCGAAACACGAGCCGATGCGTAACCCTGGTTCTGGGCAGTGGGCAGCTGCTCCATTTCAAGGCGGGCACCAATTCCGTGGTTACGCTTCACGTGAATTGGAAAGACGACGTACTTTCCACCGACGTCAGAAGTGACACCCTCGGAAGTCTGCTCAAGGCGCTTTGACGTGACCAGCTCATTCATAAGCTGGTCCTGCATCTTGGGCTCGTAAATTTCCTTGAGGATATTCGTCGCGGTAGTTAGGGTTGCCCCCATTAGCCTCCGATTTAAATTCTATGGCTGATTCATCATGTGCTTGGCCATTTGCGCAACGAGATTGCGCCGGTCAACACCACTCAGCTTTGCTGGGTCAATTGCCTGAGAAGGGAGACCCGTTCCTCCACCATTTGTTCCCATTACATTGGGGGCGAATGGGCGGGGATTCTGCTGGAGGAGGCCTTGACTCATTTGCTGCCAGCGCTCACCGACCTGGTTTACGTCAAAACCGTTCACCATCAAGGCCAGTGCAAATTCTTCCG